ACAAGACACCGAACTCGGACGACAGGACCCAGCCCATTACGCTGGCCCCGGCCCCGGTATATGTTGCCTTACTCCCGGCTGCGGCCATCGTGGCCTCGAAGGTTGCTTGCTGTTCAGGTGTCATTGCGTCACTCGAAGTCGGTTTTTGTAAATCCGAAAACCGAAATCACGCTCAGGTCTTCCACGTCCACCCATACAGGCGGGATTGCCTCGCCTGAGTAGCCCGGCTGCCCGTATCCGTCAGGGCGTACGGCGGAGTCTTGTTTGCGGTACATCGACCCTTTTAAACGCAACATAAACTCGGTGTGCGCCTTCGTGCCCTTGAGCGCGTCTAGGTCTTCGCGGGTGTTAATGATGCTATTGCCTGATGTTTCCATGTGCGCGCTCCAGCCAGCTAAACAGGTTATGCGTATCGGCCCAGCTTGCGTGGCCAGACCAAGATGCCAAAAACATTTTCAGCGCATTTGTGTCTTTGCGCTGCATGTACTTTTGTATTTTACGCTTTGCCCGCAAAACGGAGTCTTTTCTCAGCAACTTGTGCCCCGGCCACAGTCTGTAGCCCAAAAAGTTTACGCCTTTGCTGACTGGAGATACCTGCCATTTTCCTATCCGCAAAGCCAACTCTTGTTGCGAAAACGCGGCTAGCTTTGCGTAGCTCTCTAACAATTCTTCTTTGTCATCGCCTAATACGACTATGTCGTCCATGTACCGGGCCCAATGCCGGTGGCCCAACTCAAAGTGCACAAAACGATCTGCTGCGTTGCCGTATACGTTCGCAAAGAGCTGGCTCGTTAGACTGCCTATGGGGAGCCCTTTTCCTTGCGGCGGCACTATCTCGCGCAGTAAAGCCAATGTAGCCTCGCACCCTATTTTTCGCTCTATCATGCCGTGCAAGACGCTCCGGTCTATCGACGGAAAATATTTGCTGTAGTCCGTTTTTAAAAAATATTTGTATTGCTGCTGTCGTAGTTTCGCCTGTATGTATTTGGCTCCCGCATGCGTACCGTACCCGACGCGGCAAGCAAACGTGTTCGGCATCAACGCCTTTTCAAATATGGGCGCTATGACGTTGCACAGGGCGTGCTGCACGAGCCGGTCTTTGAAATCCAGCGCCGATATTAACCGCGCTTTTGGCTCATACACGGTGAACTGCCTGTACTGCCCAATTTGGTACTGCCCGTTTTGTAGTTCTTCTTGCACTTCAGCTAGGTTGTGCTGCGCAAACTCTTTAAACTCTAGGTACCCATAACTGGCGCGTTTTCCTTTTGCCGTTTTCTCATACGCATCACGTAAGTTATCTATGTGCGCTATCTCATCTATCAGGTTTCGATGCTTTTTGGCCATAAAAAGTCGGCTGCGCTTTTTGATATTTCACTACTAGGCGTTATACCGAACCGCGTAAAGTATTCCCCGAGGGAGGATAGAACCGGCTGACCACACTTTGTTGGCCCGCCTGCCGAGCCTTAGCTTCGGCAGAGCGATACGTGTTTGTGCCGTCACAGGCGAAGCGCGAACCGATGTTGTTGTTCGAGTTCGACGCGGCGTTGTTCCAATTCGAGCAACGCGAACCGGAGTTAGACCCGTTGTTCCAGTTGCCTCCGAGGAGCGACGCATTTACCCAGCCTACCCCTGCTTTTGCTTGCGCTTAATCCAAGCGCCAACCAAAGCACCAACTTCGGCCAGCAGCGCTTGCGCCGTCTGAAGTTGGTGCTGCGTAGCCGCACGTATTGAGTTCAAGAATCGCATCCAAAAACGCACCTGCGCCAAAGCGGCGTCGGCTGCGTATACTTTCGATACTTGGTTCGACTTACCTGCCTGAAACAATAGGTCAGGGACGCCAAGCAAACACTGAAGAAACATATCCCTCGCCACCCCGTGCTTTCTGGGCATGGACTGCGCTATTGGGTACAGGTACGCTACTACCCTTTCGTACTTTTCAACCACGAACATTTGGTCGTAGCAATTGCTTGTGTCTTTTACTGGTTCCATTTCTTAGCGGGCGCTTTCGCGCCCTCAATCAAGTTGCAGGTGGTCACAGGCGAAGCGCGAACCGCCGCTGTTGTTCGAGTCCGACGCGGCGTAGAGCCAATTCGAGCAACGCGAACCGGAGAGAGACCCGTTGCTCCAGTAGCCCCCGAGGAGCGACGCATTTGGCGCATTGTACTCGGAACCACGGCCCTCGGTGTTGGCGTTCCACCCTCCAGTGTTGTAAGCCCCGCCACGGTCACAGGCCCAAACCCACATGACTCCCGTGGCTTGAATCACCCCCCACTTAGAAGTGTACGCAGCGTTCAGCACGGTGCTGCCTTGGTCGGTACCAACCGAAGAACCCTCTGTCGTTCCATAGCTAGCTGCCATAAACTCTAGCTGCGTGAGCGTCCGTTTACCAAAAGCAGCCGCCAACTCTTGCGCTTCAAACCACGTGTACGACCCGTAGGTGCTTGAACCGTTACCTCCAAACAGTGTTGGAACCTTGGGCGGACTTGCGCCGTCGGCCATGGTCACGTTGTACTTGGACGAACCATTTGTAACCGCATCCACGCCAGTAAGGTATATGTCAACCCAGTAACCTGCGCCCACTAGCGCCATGCCGCGCGGGTCTGGGCATGCCGGTCGAAACTTTAAGTCCCAAAAAGAGTACTCGTTAATCTGTGGAGTTGTATTCCCGCCAGCTTGCGCTGTTGCGTTACCCCCCGGTGCGTAGTGAAATCCGCCAACTTTGCGTGCGGCTGCCGTAGGTGGCGAGGTATGATTGCTGGTAGCCTCAAGGGTTCCGTCAGTCTTAGCCCAGATAGCGTAGTCCGTACCCGCAACCAACGTAGGCATTACGATCGCTGTCCCTCCGGCTATGACTTTGATAGCGCCGTCAACTTCTACATATATCGTGCTTGCGGTGCTTGCCGTACCGTTGCCCGTCTTCGTCCAGGCTGCCGCCTCCGGCGCTGCTTTTCGGAAAACGCCCTGTAGATATACGCCAAGATTCGTGCGTGCCGTTGCGGCATTTGTCAACGCGCTCAGGTTGCTGCCTGTGGCGTCGCTGCCGAGGCCCAAGTTTGTGCGTGCCCCGGCTGCGGTAGCCGCGCCCGTACCGCCTTTGGACAGCTTGAGCACCGGGCCTGCGTCAAAAAGCCCGTCAAGCAAGTCCAGGTCGGCGTTTACCTTGGTGCCCCAAGTGTCCGTAGACGCGCCGACTTCCGGCTTGGTCAAATTCAAAACTGCGGTGAAGGTGTCTGCCATCGTCGGCTCCGGTTATGCTCTAAGTTGAGTCCAGCCCGCGTCGGGTTCGTCCGCCAGGAGGGCCCAAAGATCCCCGCCCTCTGGAATAGGAGCCCAGGCTGCACCGGCTGGCACGTTGGTGCTCCACACGATGCGCCCCGAGGCCGACGATCCGGTCGTCGTTGCGCTCGGAAAAGCCACCAAAACCCCACGGACCGCACCGGAAACCTGAGCCCCGCTTTGCGAGGCCGCTTCGGCACGAGCTTGGAAAATCTTTTCAGCCTGGATGATAGCACCCGAGGCCGTTTGGGCTTGAGCGGAACTTTGCCGCACACGTTGAGCCGTTACCTGCGCTGCGCTACTGGCGGACGCCTGCATGGCCCCCGCTTCGACAATAAAAACACCGACGGCCGTACCTTGCGACTGCGTTGCGCTGCTGGCCTGCGCGTTGCGAACTCGTACAACCGAGGCCGTTGCCTGGCTGGTGGCCGCCGCTACGGCTTGGCCTTGGCGAACGCGAACGCCAGCCGCCGAGGCCGACGAAACGCTGCCGCCGCTTGCCGAAGCCGAGACAACGCGCACCGCTTGCGCCGAGCTGGCCGACGTAACGCTGGCGCTGGCTTGCGCGTTGGTCGTGAAGTTTGCGGCCGCAAAAGCGCTGCTGACGGTCGCAGCCAAAGCCGCGCCGTCCACATAGTTGGTTACGCCATACAGTGACCGACCGTAAGGCCCAACGCCATAGCCGCGCCCGGCCACTGGGTTACTCCAGCGTGAAGGTCAGATTACTGGCTGGGATGCGAAAAACGTCTCCCGAGCTGATTGGCTTGGCTTCAGCCAAAGTCGCAAACGCCAGCATGTTGCCGCCCGTTGCGGCGTCAAAGACCGCAGCGTGCGTCACCGTGCCCCAGGCGGATCCAGCGGTTGCGTACTCAAGCGCCAAGGCCGTGGTGGCCTGCGTTGGGGCGGAGCCCGAGACCGTGAACGAAGCCGCAATGCGCGCGTAGTTGGTGCCGCTTACTTCAGTGCCGCCACCGGCTTCGCCAGGCGCACCAGTAAACAAGGCGACGTGTCGGCCTGGCTTGGCAAAAGTGCCAGCGCCGAAAACGTGGTCCATGACTGCGTTTTCGAGATAGTTGGTAAAGGACATGGTCAGCTCCGGCGTCGTGTGCGGGTTTTGAGAACAGAGCCGCTGTGCTTGGCCGCATCGTCGGCTTCGGTTAGCTCGCTCCAGAGGGTATTGTAAATCCCCGCCCAAGTTTGCAGGCGTTGATCGTCGCGCAGGTAGGGCGCTGAGTGTTGCAGCGCGCCGTACAAGTACAGGTCGGGCCACTCGGCCAGCACCCAGTTTGTGGCGTTGGTGGCCAGATCTGGGATCTTGCCGTGGTATTCCAACTCCATCGTGGCCTCGCCCGAAACGTAGGGCGCGACTTCGATCTGGTTGCCTATAAAGCGGTACAGCGCGGGGCTTGTCTGGCCGCCGATCACGGCGTTGCGCCGGGCCTGCACGAGTTGCTCGGGCGTGCCCAGCTCCAGCGAGACGGGCTTGCCGTCGATTACCAAACGCAGCGCGATGGCTTCGAGCCAATCAGAGGGCAGCGTGATAAACCCGGCATCGAGCACCGCCGTAGCGCGCTTTTCGTTTTGGCGCACGCGCAGCTTGCGATTAAACCGCGCTTCGGCCATCTTGATGAAGTCAGGCGCACGCGCGGCCAGATCCGGCGAGCCGACCCGGTTCAGCCAATCGGCAATAGCGTCTTGCAGTTCGGTGTAGTTGTCCATCATAGTCTCCCGGGCCAAACGCGAAAGCATGCGTTCTGCGGATCATTGGCCCACCGCTTGACGGCTGCGGGGTCGTTCCAGGATCCGTCACGCATCATGCGCTCGACGACTTCCATGGGGATCCAGGCGGCCAATTTCATCTCTTTGCCTTGCACATGCGTCTCGCGGTCCTGGCGCACTTGCTCCAGCAACGGGTCCAAGTCTTGCACGGTCACCTCGACCATTCGATCCGGGTCGTGCGCGTCAGTGTGCAGCGTCTTGATGACAGAGCCGCGATGATCTAAGAGGGAAACGGTCATGGTTTACCAAAAGTAAAAAGGGGGACCAGGTTGCCCCAGTCCCCCGATTTTACGCGCCTGCGATTACAGGCCGTATTCGGCGTTGGTGTCGAACAAGTCGAACACAGCGCCGTGTGCCTTCTCGTTGTCCACTTGCACGCCCCACTCGGCCAAGATCATGCGAGTCTCGGCATCGCCGATCACGCCCAGCGGCTTTTGCTGGAAGCCACGGTAGAACGCGATACGTGCGTACTCGGGATCGAGCAACACGACGCGGTCTTGTGGCAACCAACGGTCAACAACCACCTTCAGGTCGCCGAAGTCCGAGGCGTACAGGGAGATGCCCTGGACGGCCTTGTTGACTTCGACGTTGTGGCGGGTGTTGGTGCGGCCTTGGAAGCCATCAACGGCCAACTTGTTGACCGAGCCGGTGAACAAGATCGAAGGAGTTGCGCCGTTGTCAAAGCATTTCTGCATTGTGGTGCGAACCAAGCCTTCGGTCAAAGCGCGCTGGGTGCCAGCAGTCACGGCAGCAGTTTCGCTGGCGGCGTTTGCACCACCCGCGCCACGGCTGATGTTGGTCTGAAGCCAGTGGCCCAAAGAGCGAGTGCGGCGGATGCCGTCGTCGGTGCCGTCGTCCAAAGCCTGATCGGACAAGGCAATTTTTTCCATGTCGTTTTTCAGGACCTTGGACTTGATGGCCATTTGGTGGGCCATCTCGCCAGACTTGCCTGCAGCGTTGGCCTTCTCTTGCGAGCCGGTCACAGTCGCGTCGCGCTTGGAGATCTGGGCGACGTTGCGACGACGCACAGTAGGCTGGCCAGCAGTGCGGGCCAACTCGAAGCCTTCAGGCTGGGCGTTGCCGCTGTCTGCGCCAGGCAGCTCTTCGGTTTGCCAGTCAAACTGCACGTTGGACACATTGCGGCGGCCAACGGTGTTCAGGAAAGGCGTGTCGGATGGGTCGATGTTGTAAATAGCATCGGACAGGTCTTCGCGGTTGCCTTTGGCATCGCGGGTTTCAAAGGCGTTGGTAACTTTTGCCATGGTGAACTCCAGGAAATTTAAATCAGGAACTTGAACAATTCGGCGGCATCACGGGTGGTCCCGGACTTCGCCAGACGCTGTTTTGCACGAGACAGGTCGCCGGTTTTGGACACTTTGGCTGTGGCAGCAGAGCCTGGCTTCATGGGCTTTGGTGCAGGCTTTGCGGCGGGTTTGATGTCGCCGCGCTTGGC